CACGCAAAACGTTTGTTGCCTGTGATGCAGAGTTAAAACCAGCGGAGGCAACGTCGTAAGACGCTGCCAACAACTCTGTTTGACCAATGATGCCGCCCTGCTCTGCAGACAATGCCAGCAGCTGCTTATTTAACTTTTCTGCGTTGACACCAAGAGTGCTGACAGCCGCAGCCGCTCGATCGGCTTCAGCAAACCCTTTGAAAAATCGACGAGCTAGATCTACTCCGCCAAGAGCTATCCCTAACTTTCCGACAAGTGAGTTGACACGACGTAAGGAGGCTTCCGCTTGCCGCGCATCAACCCTAAGTTTGATGTTTGACTCAGCCATAGCCGCCTTGCGTTGAACCTATGCTACCGCCGCCTGTGCTTTGCGCGATCCATCGCCTTTTCCTGCTCTTCGTTTTTGAGCTGAAAGTAAGCGGCAAAATGCACCAGCTCCGCATCGGTCAACTCCGTGCGGAGCCTGCTTACTGTCATCCCTAATTCGCAGGCCAGTTGGAATTCAAAGAACGTCCAGCTGTCCTGCTTTAGTCGTTTTTTGCGTCAGCAAGATCAACATCCTCACCAAGACCGAACAAGAAAAGCTCGATCTCATTCAGTACATTCTCAGGCAGCTGTCGCTGAAGCTTGGCAGCATCAGCAGCCGCAAACGCCTTGGTGCCATCTTCAAGCTCAGCCATTTGACAGAGCATGTTGGTGCTGATGTCTAACGCCTCATCAGTGCCAGCCAACTGCTGTGCTTTTTTACGGTCTGCGCGGGTGATGGGCTTGAAATACAGATCAACGATCGTCTCGCCGTCTGCGTTCTTCATTTCAAACTTACGACGCTGGTTGAGGTCAAACGCCCCAACCAGCAAATCAACGGTTCGATTAGATGCAGGCATTTAAGCAACAGTTTTGCCGCTTAAACTATAGCCTCATCACTCAAGGTTGCCGGCGATAGCACCACTCGTGATGAAATTGCAAGTTACGATGTCAATCTCGCCAACAGTGGAAGTAATTTCCATGTCGGTGATGATTCCGGTGAAACTCACGCTGTCAGAACCAGTAGTGGTGCCAGTCGTGAACAGCTCGAAAGAAGCGTCTGCAGTATCTGCGGTCGTCAGAACGTCTTCAATAAAAGCAGCTTGGCCGGTGGCGTCAGGGTCATAGACCAGTTCAACAGTGCCGGAGCCGCTGATCATGCTGCCAACGAAGCTACGGAAGGTGTCTCCGTGCTTGGAGACATCCAAAGTTTCTTTAGTGGTTGAAAGGCTCCAGCTGCGAGTGCCAACGATAGTGGCGTTGCTTGAGCCAGCGGCGTCAAATTGGACTGCGCCTTGTTCTCCGCGAAGGACGGCCATGGTCAGAGTTCCTCGATGGATTCAAAGGTCACACGGACCTGAGTTTGAAAATAGCCCTCGGGAGCTGGTGAAGCCAGTACCTCTGGACCGATTGAAGCGTCGAAGAAAACCCCCGACACGATGACCCTATTGTAAAGGTCTCGAACGCGCTTTCCAATCACATAATTTGCTCCCGGTCCTGTGCCCTTGGGCGTAAATATGTTGATCACGATTTGGCCCAAAATTCTGTTGTAGCCACTGCTAGTCAAACCATGACCCAAGTATTCATTAGTACCAAAGGACGTAAGACACTGCACCCATGAAGACCCTGGAGTGGGCTCATAGGCCATGTTGTGAAAGACCACGGGGAGAACAGGGCTGCCAGCCAACTCCGTTGCTAAGCGCCCTTCAATCGTGGATCTGATGGTGTTGAGATCTGCCGCAGCCATCAGACTCCCCCTGTTATGCGCCTCAGAATTCTAGAAAGGCGCGTTTCAATGATCTCGTTCATGATGTTTTCGGGGTAACGCTTCACGACTGGTGGCGTGCCTGTGGTCTTCGGAGGGCTGCCTTTACCCGGCGCATACTTCCCTTTCCAAGACGGCGGCATGGACTCCCCAAACATCACAGCCGGGGCGTAGTCCTGCGTATTTGATCCGTTGGGGTTGAGTTGTGAACTGACGTACACACGGCCCGTAAAACGATCAACAGACTCTTTACGCCATGAGTTGATCAACGTCCCAGTAACGACCGGCGTTCCAGGCCCCGGCGGACTTTCTGTCCTGAGCTTGACCAACAACTCGTCAGTCAACGACAAAACCAGCTTTTCGATCTGACGCTCAAATAGGTCCCCGATTTGATCAACAGGAATGTTCCGGCTGACGCTGATGGGTTTTGGGGGACGCGCCATCGTTATGCCCTCAGCACAAGCTCATAGGTGATCGCTGTGTTGTCATGATCAATCGTCTGCACCTCGACAATCTGATGCACCACGCTGCTGATCACCACCCGGTCCTTGGTCTCCGGCGCAGTAGCAAGCTCCTTAGCCGCAACAATCAATCGCTTGTCACTGGCCTGCACAAGCTCATTCACTTCGCTCTGAGCGATGTTCTGCACCACACCTTTGATGTTGGTGTCGCTTTCCGTTTCAGCTATTGCACCAGTCGTCGTGTTGTAGCTGCCAGCCGTCACATATCGGATCGTCACATCAGCGCCCAACGCCTCAATGACGTTATCGGCAACCTTTTCGAGCGACTGAGCGAGTCCCATCAGAGGTTATAGGCAAGGCAAGCGCCGCTGGTCAAAGTGATGCTGGTGATGATGCCGCAGATGTAGGTGTCAGCCACAAAGGTCTCACCCGCCAAGCTGTTGCCGGTTGCGTTCTTCACAGTGATTGCACTGATCACGGTGTCTTCCTTGAAGTACACCTTGCTGAACCTGCCGGTGTGTGCAGCAGTATCAGAGATGAACTCGAAGCCGCCTGAAAGGTCTGCGTACATGGTCAGCTCCGTTTGATAGCGATGTTGCCTGGTCCACTAATTCTAAGACCCGTCAAGTACCTTTCAAACATCGGCGGAACGTGGTCAGCGCCAACAGCACCGGCCTTGTCGGGCGTCACATCGATGCTGCCAATCTTGACGTTTTTGTAATCGTTCAGCCCGCTCAGGCTGATGCCGTCGGTGTTGTTCTTGAGGTAAACGGCAAGCTCAATCTGCGCTCGTTTGATTTGATCCGGGATCTCCGTGTCGGTGAAGTAGTCCTCAGAGATGCGGAAAGGGAAGCCAGTGGCGTACGTATTGACGTAGGTATCGGGCTTTCGCACGCCAGTACGCGGCCATTGCCTTGCTTGCGTATCAGTGGCGCGTGCGCCTAGAAATCTTTCACGGTCTAGACGCTCAGCTGCTGCAGCTAGTGCCCGATTCCGGGTGTCGTCGGTGCCGGTCGTCCACTTGCCCACATCAGTGGACTCAATCATCGCCTCAACGAAGGCATCAGCTTCCGCCAGCGTTATGTAGCTGTTGGCGTTTGCGCCGCCCGCTGTTGCGTCGATTGTTACTGCCATCGGGCGTCACAGTAGAAGTCTTTTTGGTCGGCTTTTCAGGAGCGGAGGCCGCTGCTTGTGCAGCAGCCTCACGTTCCTTCATCCGCCTAAAGGCGAAGAGACCCATCAGGAGCTAGCGCCCTTCAGAGCCACGAAGTTGACAACGATTGCCTCACCGAGTGCGCCAGTCGAAAGGTTTGCCACAGTGATCTTGAAAGATCCAGCAGCGATGCTGTTCGCCTGCACAAGGTAAGAACCAGCGGTTCCAGCGGAAGCGTGGTTGCAGATCACCACATCAGTGGCAGCGATCTTGTCGTTGTTGACAGTGAAAGACACCTCAGCGGCTGCCGCAAGTGATGCGTCGTCGAGGGTGATCTGGCCAGACTCTGCGTTGAGAGTCACGGCAGTGGCCTTGTTGGTGGCCTGGGTGACAGTACCGCCAGTAGCGGGGCCGACAAGGTTGCCGGCGGTTGCCTCAAAAATGGATGCCATGGTTAGTTACCTCCTCAGTCGAGTGCGCTGGTGGTGGTAATCCGCACGATGCCAATGTTGTTGGTTTCGTACACCTTGGTCCAGTTACCCACGGTTTCCAGTTGTGCCCGCGTGGGGTTGGAAACGGAAGTGGAGAACGAAGAACCGATCGGGTGATACACATAGTGCAGATCGATCGACATGGCATCGCTCTTAGCGAGGATGTCACGATCAGTCTCGGTCTGAAGTCCGAGTTGCTCACCGGAGCCAACGGCACCTTGGGTGAACATGTAGCTGGCGTATTCGGTAGAAGCGCCAGAGCCAGTGGTTTGAACGTCCGCTGACTGAATCACACGCATCCCCATGAATGTGGGGATTGCAACGTTGCCGAATGCGTTAGCCAGTGAACCTTGGCTAGCAGCAGTGTCAGGCTTGCCCGAATCGTCGTAGATGAAATCGAGTGCCCTGCGTTCCTTCAAGTCAAAATAGACTTTCGGGTGAACAACAATGGCAGCCAGCTTTTCACCTTGGTCGCCCAGCAGGGACTGACCTTCGACAACCTGACGTGCGCTAAGAACGGTCGGGGTGTCACCAGTAGCACCGTCAACGGTCAGAGCCGCAAAAGATGCAGAGCTGTTGTCATCGACAGCGCCAA